GTTAGCTCCCACCATGAGCGGTGAGCAGTGGCCCGATCTCGTCGGCTGCCTTCAGGTTGTAGTTGGAGCGCAGGCCCCTAGCTTCCTCTGCGGTCAGCGTTGGGGTGCCGGGACCACCAGCTTCTAGGACATCTACTCTGGCGTCCAGTGCCGTGATGTCCGCCGACTCTTCCTGCTCGACGGCGATCTCGTCGATGGCTGCCTGTAGATCGGTTGCGGCCACTGACCCGGCTGGTACGTTGGAGATAGCCGAGGCTGCGTGAGCGCCAACTGCATCAGCGATGTGGTTATCAACATTCTCCTGAGCTGTGTCGGCCGTACCTTGCGCAGTCGCCGCATCAAGAATGGCCTGATCTGCAAACGCTTTGGCTTCATCGGCAGTATCGTCGGCCTCGTCGGCGGCAGCTTGGGCCGTCACAATAGCGGCCTCGGCTGTGTCGATGTCACCTTGCAATTCCACCAAGGCTTCTTGAACGTCGTCGGCTGCTAAGTCTCCGGCCGGAGTAACAGCGATAGCTGACGCTGCGTGAGCGGCAGTAGCGTCGTCCAGGTGGGCCTGCAATTGAGTAGATGTGCCATTTAGAACTTGCAGGGAAATCTCGTCGGCCCCGCCAGCCTCATGTCGTGCGCTGTGATCGTCGAAGGCTGCCTGCTCTGCTTCGTCCTCGATATACACGGTGCCCGTTATGACCAACTTTGTCGGCGGTGTGGCCCATGCCGGGGTGGTGATTCGCAGAGCTACGTTCTCCCCGAACGGGGAGTCGTCAACGTGCCATCCGACTGTAGTAAGGCTCAATCCTAAATCTACAAATACGTTCTCCTTCGGTGCAACTCCGGCGGTCAAATGCTGGGAACCAATCGAAGTGTAACCGTCCGATGTCTCTCGACCAACCTCGACTAAGACCAGGCCGGCGCTCGCACCCGGATCAGTACCCGTGGCCACTCTCAGTATTCGGACATCGGCTGACACGATCCGGCCGGGTCGCATAACGTAAAACACCCCACTGTCGTTGACGCTTAGCTGTGGCTGAAGGCTGGGATCAGGCCCAATGTAATACTCCGTGGATACTGCTGGGTCGAACTCGGCCGCCCGGAAGGAAAGTGTGAACATGGCTTATTCCTCTCTGTCTCTAAGCGCCTCGATGTTGCGCCTCATCTCTGCATACTCGCCCGGAAACTGCTTCTTCATCTCTGCGTGTTTCTCGGGCGGCAGTGTGTCCCACCACCGCAGCACGGCCGCATCAACTACCGGCTGCTGCCACTGCTGCATGAACCTGGCCCAGAAGCGTTTGCTGCGGGCAGTCCCCGTCAGGATTGCGCTCTCGGCGCTCGCTATGTTCGTCCCCATCGTTTAGAGCAGGAACGTCACGACTGCGTTGGTCACGGCCACACCAAACTGATCGGCCCTGGCCAGGGCGCTCAGCACGTCAACCAATCCGTCACGGTCTTTGGCCAGGCTCAACAGGATCACGGGGTCGTTGTACGTCAACGCCCGGTTTCCCCCGCCCGGATCGCTCGGGATTCCTGCGTAGCCAATCACCGTGTCAATGGTGGCCTCGAATGGGAGGCTTTGAGCCCCAACGTAGGTCACGACAATCGAGCTGACCGTGAGTGCCAGTGCCGATCCGCTGCTTAGGTCAATAGGTGGAAGTGCCATGTCTGCTCTCCTCTTTCATGTGTCAGAGATTCTACGGTCTTTCTGTTCCCGATGCTACCCTTCGGCGGGTGGCATTTGCTTGCCATAGGGCTCGAAGGACTTTGCCCGTGGCAGTGGTTGTCGGTTGGGTCCCAGGGCGTCGTCTGCCCGGCCACCGCCACGCTCAGGCAAAGCTCTGGGTGGCGCTGACGGTGGTGTCTCTCCGGTCTCCCCGCCTCCCTCTCCCTGTCCCTGCTGCTCTTGCGCCATAGCGAACATCGCAAGCATCCGCTCGAAGAAGAAGTTGGCTGCCTGCTCGCCCCAGATTTCCTCTTGCATGGCCTCGCTCTGGCCGACGCCCTTCATCAGGTTCTCCCGGATGAAGCGGTCGGAGACCTGGCCCTTGAACGCTGGCAGTACGCCCGCCATCTCTCGCATGTCCTGTGGCAGGTCGATCTCCAGCTTGGCCTCGAACTGTAGGTCGAACGGGATTTCGTCAGGCTTGATCGTCACGACCTGGCCCATGCTCGACAGGTTCAGCACCTTGCCCGTAGCCTTGAGCCACAGGAATGCCAGCTCCATCGCATTCCCGATGGCCCAGCCGGTAAGTATCTTGGGTGCAGTGAGCGGTAGCCGGCCGGCCTGGTGTAGTAACGCCACCATGCTGAATGGTGCGTTGCCGCCGAGCGGTTCGCCTAGCGCCTGGCTGTAGATGGTGGACTCTGCGATCTGCTGGTTGGCAATCTCCAAGGCCGTGAGAATGGACGGGTCGATAACTCCCTTGCTCATCATGGGGATTATGTCCTCGCCCTGCTCCATCTCGAACACGCTCAGCGGGCCAACGAGCCTGACCACAAGCTCCTTACCCGGCTGGTTCGGCGGCTTCATGTGCTTCCAGGCCGCTGACAATGCGATGGACTTGATGATCGTGAAGATGGCGGTCAGTGCGATGCTCTTCCGCATGGGTAGGTTGGACTTGTGCGCTGTGTACAGGAAAGGTCGGCCCTGGTACTCGGGCCTGGAGAATAGCAGCGAGCCCTCGGTTATCTGTGAGACCACAGGCACGATGCCCTTCTTGTTCATGGCTGCGTAGAATGGGCGCTTGTCTCCGTCCAGCCAGGCGTAGCGGAAATTCTCGTTGACACCATCACGCACCCGAATCACATCGTTGGGTTTCTTATTCAGCAAGAACTCCAGCGTGTCCACGTCGGCCCACTCTTCACGGAACTTGGCGACCGTTGTGTCGTAGGCCCGCACGTAGGCTTGCAGTCCGAACTTCCCACGCAGCGGATAGCCGAAGCGGGGATACCAGGGCTCGAAGTAGATCGGGCTGCGACTCTGGGCTGCCTTCATGCGCCAGTAGGAAACGGAGTCCTCATCCTGTTCCTCGGGCAGATCGGTGTCGAGCAGGTTGGTGAGCCCGAAGTCCACCCCACCACAGATCAGGGCTGCAAGCACAGCGTCCTTCTCAATTGGCATACCACGTTGCTTGCCGCTCGCTTCCCACATCATCTTCGCAGCCTTCTCAAGTGGGCTGGCGATGGACACCCCTTGCCGGCTGTTGCGGTCACTCGGAACGGAGAACTCGGGAGCAGTGGCCGTGAGCAGGCGGTGTGCCCCGATCAGTCGATTGGTGGGGTCGGTGTCGTAGGTTACGGCTGTCTGTTCGTTGTCCTTGGGGATGGGCTGCTTCCAGATCATGGACCAGTATTGCTCCATGTCGTCGATCAGCATGTCTCGCTCCCGGTAATCGGAGATCAGGCCGACGGCCAGGTCTTGCATCTGCTTGAATGAGGCAGTCTCGTACTCTGGGTATCCCTCACTGCCGGGCTCGGGCTTCTGTCGTCTCTTGGCCATGCGTTCTCCCTTACAAGGTGATGAGCCTGGCAAGCGCCAGGGCCAGCTTTGTTATCACGGCCACGGTAAGTACCACGGCCAGGATGGTGACTATGGTGGTCATTTGAAGTGACTGCTCAGTTGCATCTGCTTCTTGATCCACGCCTTGGTCTCGGGCGTCTGCTTATTATCCCTGGCCCTGTCGCCCGGCGCAAGGTCGGTGAGCAGGTAGCGCAGGCTGTCGTAGGCGTGGTCCTCGCCCTCTGTGTCTACGTCCTCCAACCTGCCGGCTTCCGTGGAGTAGACCAGGGCTGGCAGGGTGCGGATCAGGTTCTTGCATGTGGTGAATACCACCAGGCCGGGCTCGCCATCGGGCAGCGGAGCCAGGATGCGGTGTACCTTTGCCTTGCCGTTCAGCCGGCGATTGTCTCCGGGCACCAGCGCCACGCCATGTGCTGCAAACTCGTCGGCTCCACTGGTCACAGTCCCTCGCAGGTTCTTGGGCTGCCACAATGCCGGGTCTCCGAAGCTGACCTGATAGACCTCGCCCTGGCTGGCCGATGCCATCGTCTTAGCTATGTCCTCGTCGGTCACGCCCGGACCATAGGCTTCTCGGTAGACGTACACCCGCCCGTTGTGCGGATCGGTGGCCGACCACAGTGCACAGGCAGGCTTAGCATAGCCGGGGTCTACCGATCTGCGCTTGATCCAGAACTCGGGAATGTTGAAGGGCTCGCAGGTGTGCAGGTCTGCCCGCCACTCCTTGAATACCTGGCCAGCGAACGATGTCCATGATCCGTAGCGCCACGCCTGCTCAAGGTCCTCACCGAGGGTGGCCAGGGTCTCGGTGTAGTAGCTCTCGGGCAGGAATGGGTTGTCACCAGGTAGGGCTCGGACGAATGCGAACTGCTGCTTCAGTGGTTGCAGCTCGGGGAAGCCGGAGAAGTCGCTGTCCACCCAGAGCGCCTTGCACCACAGGTGGCCGACGCCGCCGGGGTTGGTGGCCGCTATGAACTTGGGTCTCGCTATCCGGGGATAGCGCAGCGATCCACGCAGGAGCTTGAAGGTTTCGTAGCTGTTCTTGGTCAGCTCATCGACTGCGATGATGGCGAACTCGGTGGACTGGTACTTCGATGCGTCGTCCAGGTTGCCCAGGATCAGGACGCCACCACCGTAGTTGCTGTGCAGGTGCAGCGCCAGGCCGTAGTCTTTGGAGTCCTTCACCACGCCCAGGTATCGGGGTACTTCCTCCCTGATCTTGCTGATCTGCCGGCGCTTCAGCTCGGGGAAGGTCTCGCAGAACAGGCCACCGACTACGCCGTGTATGCCCTCGACCATTCCCCAATAGATCAGATCGGAGATGGCCTGCCAGCGCAGCCAGTACGATTTGCCGGGGCCTCGACTGCCTCCGTACAGCACGTACTGGTGGACATCACTTAGCTCGCTTGCTTTTTGCTGGAGGCTTAGCCACGGCAGGGGTGGGATCGCCAGGTCTATTCGTGCCATAGGGCCTGTCTCGTCTCAGGATCAGGTTGATCTCGTCGGGCATAGCCTGGTCGTCCTCGTGCAGGTGCAGGAGTTTGGCCGTCTCTTCGATGGCCCTGATCCGTGCAAAGGTGGGCTCGCCCCGGTTGGAGTAGATTTCGTGAAGCTCTGTGAGTAGGGACTTGCGTGTGATGTCGGGCAGTGCAGCCTGGCGTAGCTCGCTGATCTCTTGCTGAATGCGCTTGTCTCTCAGGCACTTGGCTGCGTTTCCTCTCGCCCCGCTCGGAGCATAGCCGGCCCGGATAGCCGCAGCGCCGGCATCGAAGTCAACGATGTATTCAAGTGCGAACCGTTTGCGAATTCCTGTCAGTGCTTTGGCCATCGTTTCCACCTTTGGGTGGGGTCTCGGCTTAGGTTACGACAATCGCCAGTTTCCTCAGCTCTTTGTACAGGTCGGTGGCGCTGTCGCCTGAGAATACCATCCTGCCTTGCCTGGTCTCCAGCGTCAGCACCGGCACCACGGCCACCCCTCCACTGGTCCGCTGCTCCATCTTGATCGACGTGACATCGGCCAGGGCTATGCCCTGACCAGCCTTGTTCGCCACTGTCTCACGGATCACGTACAGCTCACCAGCCAAAGAGAAGGACCCTCGCTTTCGAGGGTCCCACTTTACCCCACTTTCCGCCCCGATGCTACATTCTGGAGCGGCTAGTTGAGTCCCCGTGCATCAGATCGCTTGCGGCCCATCACCTTGTCGAAGTGCGCGA